GGGGCTGGCCTTTACACCAGCCCCAAACCTTTGTCAACCCTTCAAAAGCTGGCGAGCGGCAGCAACACCATCCGACAACAGATCAATTTCCGCATCATTCAAAACAATGACGGTGGCGTCCATTTGTGTTTTAACGGCTCGCCAGCGGCGGTCCAAAGCGTGAATAGCTGTAAGCTGACGTTCCGTCCAATAGTAATAAGATGGCGTTAAGCCATGGTCCACATATCTCATAAGAACCTCGCTATCAGCTAAACGCTTAATCAGCGCTTTCTTAGTATTCGGGAACCACGACCGAGCAAGACGCTCTTTAGTTACGCGACGAACAATGTCCTCATATTTAGCAGCCATTAGAACGCTAAGGGCTTCAAATGTCTCCAGTGCGATATTGATAGTTTCGCGAGTGTCGCGGTGGTTAACAGTGGCTTCCACGTGATCTCTCCGGTTGATGAGATATAATACCATGTTTCGACAATATGTCTAATCACGTATTGTTACAGTCTAACCCATTGATTTTGCTAGCAAATTTCGGGGGGCCCCAAATCCTCAATGAAATCAAGGACTTAGGTTTGTCAACCCCTAACGACGGAAAATTGTCGCCAAAATGATGAGAATATAAAGAAGCAGGGCTGGGTACATCGGAGCCCAGACCAGCCACCATGACCAGTCAATAACGCCAAGCAACTTGAGAACGATGAAAATCACCGTAAGAGTTTCGAGCAGTCCCATAGTAAATCTCCAAGTTAAAGAGGTAGCGGGGCTTTCACCCGCCCGCTTTTACTTAGGCCGCGAAGGCGTCCCGGATGGCCTGAAGCGCGGGCTTCGGGGCCTTATCCAGACCGTCAAGGTTGCCCTCGACAAACTTCGCGATTTCCGCGACCAGCAGTTCCTTACGCTCAACCGGCTCGCCGGTCTTCGTAACAGCGGCCTTTTTCTGATAAGGCAGCTTCATGCTGTTGATCTTGGCGATCACCATGCGACCGGTGAACGACGGGCCGAACGATTCGGCAAGGCGATTGGCCACGGCCTGATTCAGGACGGGTTCGTCCCGGATAGCCTGTTCCATCGCCGGGGTGTACTTCGAAGCGGTTTTGTTGGTAGCCATGTTAGTTATTTATTTCCTTTTAAGTGGGCGGCCCATCCGCCCGATTTGTCTAATGTAGTCTCTTTGACTTAGGAAGTCAACACCTATTTTTCAGAAAGTCGCTTTTCGTAGTAGCCGACGAAACCGGCAGCAGTCCGCACGCCGTCGGCTTCATTAGCCGTCAGCTTGGCTTTCAGAGCCGCATCGGCGGCGGGATAGTCGGTGGTCACGTTCGCCAGACGCACTTCGGCGGCGGCTTGAATGCCTTTCCAGAGCGTGAGGCGGGCTTGGAGATCGGGGAATGCCATGTCGTTTCCTTTTCTTGACCTTCATAATGTAGGCCTTTGGGGTGATTATGTAAAGTTACAAATTTGTAATGTTATACGGCCTTGACAGGCCCTTGGCTATGTGCTAAAATCGGCGCGCCCAAAAGCCAGGCGCGCTAAGTCATTGATTTCATTGGACTTTTGGGGCCCCTCCAAAAAAGCGTTATAATTCAAGCAGTTAGCTGGGATTGGCCTTTACACCAATCCCAAGCCGGTGTCAATTGAAATCTAGGGTAGGGTTTGTATTCATTTCCGGGCGGGGAAGCCTTCTCCACGTTTGCTCGTAAATGTCATATCCACCGTTTCTTAGAAATTCTTGGTTGTAACCACGTGTCTTGAAGTCTTCCGCACAATAAGCTTGCGCCTCTTCTAACGTGGGAAACTCTTTGACGAATTCGTATGAGGTTTGAATTCTCTCAATCCAGCATTCGGCCCTAAACATTAGTTCCATCTTTCCTAGTAAGGGCTAGCAGGATGCTAGCCAGAGCAACCCATGTTGCAACGCAAAACAGCCAGAATGAATCGGCCTCGTAAGAAGCATAGAACATCAGGGGCGTGAAGGCAAGCCCTATGGACCCAATAATTTTAGTCATAGCCAAGCACCTCGTTGACAGCGGCAGTGCCGCCCATGAGTGCGGCTTCCCGCACTTGCTCGGTGTGTTGTTCCGAGAGTTGTTCGCGCGAATAGCGCGGGGCGATACCGGCATCGGTACCCTTGTGATACCATTGACGGTCCGTCAGGCCGAGGCTTTCGCCTTGCGCGACGGTGGTGACTTTGCCACCCTTGGCGAGGAAGGCGGCGATCAGGTCGTTCGTGTTCGTTTTCATTCCTAATAGTACCATAAAAAGTGGGTTTGTCACATTACAAGTTTGTAATGTTAAAAGGCTTGACCTTGGCCAGTGTTTAGGCTAAAGAGCCAGGCGACCTAAGTCATTGATATATAAGGCTTTTTTGCGGGGGCCCCAAAAATCTAATGATTTCAAGGGTTTATCTGTCAAGTAATTTCTTTCATGAGTTTTTCGATGTGACGCAGGGTCACGATAACGTCGGTTTCATTAATGAATCGGTGATGATGATCTGCCTCATATTCAAATTCGCCAGCAAATGCTGCGCCTAGCGTTTCGCCAGTGAAGCAACCGCGCCCCCAATTCAGGAGGAACACCATAAGGTTAAATTGGTTCAAGTCGGGAACCACACGATAGGGCATAACTTGCATCAGAAATTCACCAGAAGATAGACGGATAAGGCGAGAAGGCCAATGGCGATCAGGCTGGACGGATTGAAGATTGCGCGAATGATTTTCATTAGAGGACCATCCCGATGAAGCGAACGATGATGCCGTTAACCTCTCCGTAGAGGAAGTTTCCGATTTGAACGATTTTCTCTTGCGTTTCCATTCTTAGAATATAGGCCTTTGCCCTGACTAATGCAAATTACAAATTTGTAATGTTGCACGGTATTGACACGCTGCGGCTCTTACTGTAAAATCGGCGCGAATTTTGGGGGTCAGCGTAAGTGTTTGAATTATAAGGCTTTTTTTGGAGGGGCCCCAAAAACCTAACGATTTCAAGGGCTTAGTTCTTAGAAGACGCTAACTATGGATTTCGCAGGGGGCGTGATCTTTACTGTCAGTTGGTTGCAGTATACTCGATAGGTGAAGTTGTTATCAGAGTCGTTCTCAAGTTCGGCGATACGTTCCTCAACCTCAACACAGCTTTCGAATTCCTCGACTGTGTAAAGATATTCACCGTTACAACGATAAACGAGAAGGGCGTAGTTCATATTACATTTTCCTTAGGATAAAGATGAAAGCGATACCGAAGATGATTGCTGCTAGGATGCGCATATAATCTCCATTTGAAATACGAAGCCCAAGTCCCAAAGGTCCGCAGTCTCTTGCGAAGCTAGAAGTCTAAGGCCTTCACGATATGGATTGTCTTTAATTGTAGAGCCCGATTTAGCTGCGGCTATACCTTCCATGAATGCGGGGTTAGCCATTAGTTCTTCTTTCCGAAAGCATTGTTGATCGTATTCAGTGCGTGTTGGATTGCTTCTTCCGCCGTCGGGGCCTTAGCCATATGGTCATAGAAGCCGTGGCGGCGGAAGAAGGCTTCTTGGTGGCTCATCTGCGTTTTCATTCCTATATAATACCAGAACCCATGCGAATGTCCAATCACATAATGTTACAGCGTAAGTCATTGATATTGCTACGAAATTTGCGGGGGCCCCAAAAACCTAACGATTTCAAGGGCTTAACTGTTAGTTGCTGCTCCATTTGTCGAAGAAGCCATCGCAGAAACAATCTGCCATATAGTCATCCTCAAACGGGAGGATGAAGGCACGATCAACAATCTTGCCGTCCTTAATCAAAGTGACGACAACTTCCTCAACGTGGCGAGCAACCTGAAAGGCGTCGCGCGGATTCTTGCCAACATATTCACCGTCATCAACATCAAAGGTGAAGCCTTCGACGGAGGCGGCGATGAACATGGATTGAAGCGAGCGCATAATGTTTTCTCTCTGTTTATGCCCCTATTATAACACCGTGATTGAGTTTGTGTGTGAATCTTTTGTGACAGTAAAAAGACTTGCCCATAGGGGGGTTTCGAGACATGGATTTTGGCACAAACGCCTGCACCCCACCGCGTGCGGTATACTCTACCCAAATTTCCAACTTAGGTGTCAAGTATATCAAACCCCGACACAATTGTCAAGAACTTTCCCACCACCACCCAAAATTTAGACCTTGACAAGATGCCCCAAACCGACTATAATTCGGATTATGCTTACAAGAATTTCCCCCGAAGGTTTCGATATTGCAAATGCGTGGCTGCAGTATGGCACGATTGCCGAAACAGCTCATGCTCTGCAAGTCACTGAAAGTTCGGTTGTCACCGCACTAAAGGAGCCTACGATTAAATCGTACCTTGACAGTGTTTATCTTGATATGGGTTATCGTAATCGCAACAAACTCGGTGCTCTGCTGGACAAGATTATCGATATTAAAATCCAAGAAGCCGAAGAATCAGAAATGTGGACTAGCAAGGATATTATTGACCTGATTACTCTAGCTCACAAGATGCGTATGGATGAAATTAAAGCCACTGCCACAAACAATACAACCGTCAACGTTGCAAACTTCAATGAAGGTAGCAACTATGGCAAGCTTATGGAGAAACTAATAAATGGATGATAAAGAAGTTTTTGTACCAGTAGAAAAACCAGTACTAACCGCAGACGAAATCAATGCTGCACAGATCGCTGCGGCGAAGGCCGCCGGTAAGGAATACCAAGGTAAGGTATGATCACTTTAGTAAGAGGCCGCGCAGCAGAGCGCACTTTAGCTGCCGACTTAAACGCTAACTTTCTAGACGCCGATAATGACCGCATTGTTACAACGCTTACAGCGCTAGCAGCTAACGGCACTTTCACAGTTCCGGCCGGATATCGCATTAGTCACGTCGATATTACAAACACGACTGCAAATGCCGTAACTGGTGGCATACACCTAGGAACTACAGCTCTTGGTTCCGATATTGTAAACGCAAAAGCTATTGGTGCTAACGCACGTGTTAGTGTTGAAACTCTTGATAAGCGTTTCTTTGCAGCAGAGCAGATTGTATACATTAGTGCTCACACAGCTTGGAATAGCGCATCGCTTACAGTAGTAATCATGCTCGACCAAATGTCTGAGGCGTAATGCAAGTCTGGGAAGCCCTGCGTAGCGAACGCCGCAGAGATTTTGCCCTAGGCTCAGTAATTGGTGGCGGGGTGGTAATGACTGCCCTAGTTTTTGCCACTACATGGTTTCTACGAGATGCCAACGCAGTATATATGTTTAACATCGCTATTGGCGCGTTAATCAATATAGCAATAATTTTCACAGGCATACTAGGCCTACTAGTAAAGAGGAGACTATCGGTTTCACGATCAGAGTTATCTGTTTCTGACTTCGACGAAAATGCAAGTAAGCCGAGCGAATGTAACGAGCGACCGAATACAGGAGGATCTACCTAATGCCTTCTTGCGTCTGCCAATCACAAAATACTTAGAAGTAATCGGAGTTGTTCCGATTGCACCACAGATAGCGCTAGTTAACGCGGTGAACCGATATAGATTCGTGTGCGCCGCGTTATCTCGACGTGTAGGAAAGACTTATATCTCGAACATTATTGGCCAGGTAGTTGCTTTAGTACCTGGTTCCAACGTTCTGATCATGTCACCGAACTACTCTTTGTCGCAGATTTCTTGGGACTTACAACGCGAGCTAATTCGTAAGAATGGCCTTGAAGTCGTTGTAGACAACAAGAAAGACAAAGTAATCGAGCTTTCAAACGGTTCTACTATTAGAATGGGTTCGATCAACCAAGTGGACTCATCTGTAGGCCGCTCGTACGATCTTATCATATTCGACGAAGCAGCGCTAGTTGATGGCAAAGATGCCTTTGAGCGCGCACTTCGTCCAACTCTTGATAAACCAGGTTCAAGAGCAATCTTTATTAGCACACCACGCGGTAAAACGAACTGGTTTGCTGAGTACTATGAGCGCGGTTTTAGTGCCGACTTCCCGGAGTGGTGCTCTATTAAAGCAACCTATAAAGACAACCCTAGAATGGCTGATAGTGACATTGATGAGGCTCGCAAGGCGATGTCTCCTGCACTATTTGCTCAGGAGTATGAAGCTGACTTCAACACTTATGAAGGTCAGATCTGGAACCTTCTAGACAAGCACATCATTGGCAATTCAGAATGCTCGATGAATATACCAGACCGCGACGATATGGATATTATCGCTGGACTGGATATGGGATACAAAGATTCAACCGCATATGTTATTGTTGGATACGACTTTAAGCGTGAGCTATTCTTTATTCTAGACGAGTACAAAGATAATAAAAAGGTAACATCACAATACGCTGCTGCTATCACTGAAGTGAATGCGCGCTGGGACCCTGATTTTATCTTTATCGACTCCGCAGCGGCGCAGACAGCTGCTGACTTAGCTTACGACTACGATATTAACACTTCGAAAGCCAAGAAGTCCAAGTTGGACGGTATTGGTTACGTAGCCTCTCTAGTTGAGGGAGATCGGCTGTATGTTGACCCAGCATGTGTTGAAGTATTGAAATGCTTTGACGCTTATGCCTGGGACCCAAACCCGAACTTGATCACAGAGAAGCCTAAACATGATGATGCCTCTCACATGGCTGACGCACTGAGATACGCACTGTATAGTCACGTAGTATCTATTGGAATAGGATAAAATGGGTAAGCCGAATAGACAGGCATATAAGAATAAACTTAAATGGTGGTATGATTTACGTCGCTATACGGCCAGAATAGCCGCTAGGTCGGCAAGCCCTGCTGTACCGGAGTGTTTAGTTCTACCACTTATATTTGGACTGCCTGTAGCAGGTGGGACACTTACAGCGGACGTTGGTCGCTGGGCATCTAGTAATGGTGCAATAGTTTATACTTATCAGTGGCTCAATGGAGGCGCGAATATTTCTGGTGCCACTTTGTCTACTCTAGTAACAGTTGATGGTACGGACGAAGGAAAGATAATCTCCCTACGTGTTACAGCTACAAATGCCTCGGGCGCAACTTCAGCTACTAGCACAGCATTACCAGCTCTTACCTAAGAAAGCGGATTGAAGGCGTACAACCATACCGGGCGATTATAGTTCTTGACATTTACCCCCATACAGGATATAATCAAAAAATGAATACGAGCTTTAAGAGGGATAAAATCAAATATATCCGGGATAAAGCGAAGGGCCGCTATAATAAAGGTCCGAACTGCGAGATTTGCAATACCAATGAGGAGTTAGAGTTCCACCACTATTATTCCCTGACTCCTTTGTTTAACAAATGGGTTAAAGATAATAAGTTGAATCTAGACTCAGAGGAGGCTCTACTGGCAGTTCGTGATCAGTTCATAGCTGAACACATGAACGAGCTATATGATGAAGCCGCGACGCTCTGTAAGACGCACCACGCAAAACTTCACTCCGTGTATGGGAAAGACCCTGCACTAGCAACGGCATTGAAACAAAAGCGCTGGGTTGGTATTCAGCAAGAGAAGTACGCTTCAAAAGGAGACTAAATGAGCGTGCTCACAAAAACTGTAGATCGCCTAAAGGATATTTTTGTTGCAGAGAAACTTAACCCAATTCAGCCCCACCTGCGGGAGCCTATTGAGGCCCCTTCTAGGGAGAATGTTACTTCTTATCAGCAATGTTATGAACGTATCGAAGTCGTAAACCGCGCAGTCAATATGATTGTTGATGACGCGTCACAAATCAGGTATGTAGTTGGGGACGATCCAACTGGCATCACCCCCTTTGCTAAGGGCGTTAGAAAAGTCCAACTAAACAGACTATTAAATAAAGAACCTAACCCGTTCCAAGATATTAACTCATTTAAGCGCGCACTTCTATTAGACTTCGTGATTGATGGGAATATCTTTATTTATTGGGATGGCGCGCATCTATATCACATGCCCGCTTCCCGTATGTCTGTTGTTATGGACAAATTAACGTACGTTAGCCACTATACATTTGATGGTACTTCTGAGAAGTTTAAACCAGAAGAAATCATTCATATTAAGGATAACAACTACCAAACTATTTATCGCGGAAGCTCACGGTTGAAGCCCGCACTAGCAACAATGAATGCAATCCTGAACATGAAAAAGTTCCAGGATAATTTCTTTGTAAACGGTGCCACTCCCGGACTTATTCTACGAACTGAAGAAAAGCTTAACGATCGACACAAAGCCAAGCTGCTTAATGAGTGGCAAAGCAAGTACCGCCCCACTAGCGGCGGGCACCGTCCAGTCATTCTTGACGGCGGACTAGATGTTAAAGCAATCAGTGAGGTAAATTTCCGAGAACTAGAATTCAAGGAATCCATTGCTAGCCATGAAGAATCGGTTTTAAAAGCGTTAGGTATTCCACCACTTCTATTAGATAGTGGGAATAACGCTAATATAAAACCAAACCACAGAATTTATTACCTAGAAACCGTACTTCCTATCATTGAAAAGATTACATCTGCCTTTGAGAGATTTTTCGGATTTGAGGTCTACGAGGATATTACATATATCCACGCGCTTCGCCCAGAACTTGCAGACGAAGCTGCGTATTATACCACTTTAGTAAATGGGGGAGTCATGTCAGCGGCGGAAGCCAGAGACAAGCTTGGTCTCCCAGTAAAAGCAGGCCATGACGACCTACGAATTCCAGCAAATATTGCTGGTAGTGCTGTAGACCCGAGCCAGGGCGGAAGACCGCCCAAAAAGGAAGAACAATGACACAAAGAACCGCCACAATTGATAAACTAGTGGTATACTTTAATGAGATAGGCCAAGTTTTAAAGCCGCACGAGTATCGTCTTAGAACCGATACGCCAATCCGATACGCTAGAATCCGATCAATTTTTGGAAGCTGGAATCGCATGGAGAATATAGTGAGAAAACACAACGCTAGAAATGAGAAGCCGGCTGACTATGTACCAGCTACAGATGTAGACGAAGTACTAGCAGCAGCCTTCGCCGCGCAAGCTCCTAAAGCTGTAGTTGAAGAAGAAAAGGCCCCCGCGCCTACTCCTAAGCCTAAAGTTGAAGGGAAGCCTGCTAAGGAGTAAAGGATGAAGAAATTCGGAAAAGACTCCGTGATGAAGAAATTCTGGTTAGACTCCAAAATTATCAATGTCGAAGAGGCTGATGATGAATTAACCATCAAAGGGTACGCAAGTACCAGTGATGTTGACAGGGCAGGAGATGTAATCCTGCCTACCGCATGGACAGAGGAAGGTTTACGTAATTTCAAAAAGAATCCAGTTATTCTTTTTAACCATGATTACAATAAGCCAATTGGTCGTGCGAAGTCGCTTCAAGTAGACGGAAACGGTCTCCTACTTGAGGCTGTAATTAGCAAGAGCGCAGAACAATACGAACTGATCAAAGAAGGTATTTTAAGTACATTCTCAGTCGGATTCCTCGTAAAAGATGCGGATTACAACCAAACTACCGATGGCTTCATTATCAAGTCAGCCGAACTACTAGAGACTTCAGTTGTGACGATTCCATGCAATCAAGACGCATGTTTCTCCCTAGCTAAGTCATTTAATAACCCAAAGGATTTCAAAGAGTTTTTAGCAAAAGAGTTAAAAATTGAGTCCACAAATAGTCAAGTTGCTGACGATGAAATTATTGTCTCAGACCCAGTAATTGACGAAGCAGGCCTTAATACAGCCTTAGAGAGAAAAATTAATATGGAACCCGAAGAACTACAAAAGCTGGCAGAAGCTGCCGCTAAGAAAATGTTTGACGCCGCTGAAAAGGCACGTCTGGACGCTGAGCAAAAAGCTGCTGACGCTGCTGCTGCTAAGCAAGCTGAAGAAGTACGCTCTGCTGCGATTGTAAAATCGGCTACAGACGCTGTACGTGAAGGCTTTGAAAAGAAGCTAGCAGAAAATAACGAAAACTTCGAGAAGACGATTGCTCAGTTCAAGACTACTTTCGAAGAAAAAGCTGCTGAATTTGCCGCAGAGCGTAATAGCAAGCGTGCATTCAATGACCGTGGCACAAGCAACGACGATTGGAAGAAGGCTCACAGAGAAGAAATTGCCGACGCACTCATTATGAGTAAGATTGCTCGTAAGGGCTACGGCGACACAAACTACGGTAAAGAGCTTATGGAAAAGGTTAACGCCCACTCCACAGTAGTTGTACCAAGCGCTCTGTTCGAAACAGAAGCATCGTCTACAATTGAACGCGACATTCAGAACGAGCTAGTTATTGCTCCTCTGTTCCGTGAAATCACAATGAATGCCGCAAACATGACAATCCCAGTCATGCCAGACGCTGGTTACGCTGAAATTACTTCGGCTCAAACAGCTTCGGGTACTTCACCAAACGGTAACATGGACGTTCGCGGTGCAGCCTACGGCACACCATGGGGCGGTGTTCCTATGAGCGAAATCAACCTAACCACAATCAAAATGATTGCGCGTTCGTACCTAGGTAACGAAACAGAAGAAGATGCGATTATTCCTATCCTTCCTCTGATTCGCGAAAGCATGGTACGTGCCCACGCACGTGGTGTTGATAACCTTCTACTAGCCGGTAACGACGCTGACGGTAACTATACTTCCGGCGCACGTGATGGTCTGATCAAGCTAGCTCGCACAAACAGCCGCATGGCTACAGCTGCTGGTGTTTCGACTGCTCTTACAGCTTCGGCGCTATTCAGCCTTCGTAAGCTGATGGGCAAGTACGGTGTTAACCCACGTGACGTCGTATATATCGTAAGCCAAAAAGCTTACTACGAGCTAATCGAAGACGCTGAGTTCCAAGACGCCGACCTAGTTGGCAACATGGCAACGAAGCTTACCGGTGAAATCGGTATGGTCTACGGTTCGAAGGTTATCATGAGTGACGAATTTGCTGCACCAGCTGCATCTACATTCCACGCTCTTGCTGTTAACCGTCGTAACTTCATCGTTCCACGTCTACGCGGAATGACAGTTGAAAGTGACTACGAAGTTTCCGACCAACGTCGTCTTCTGCTTTCGAGCCAACGCCTGGGCTTCAACGAGCTTATCGTTAACGCACCAGCTGTTACAGGTCTACGTTACGCAGCTTCTTAATTGCAACTTTGGGAGGGGTCGCAAGGCCCCTCCCTACTTTGGGAAATACTCATGGCAAATCTAATTACTTTGGCTGAGTATAAAGCCGCAAAAGGTATCGTAAAGACCGACCAAGATACTATTATCGAAGGTTTAATTACTACCAGTAGTGCAATCGTAACAAAGACTGTTGAAAAGAACTTCTATGCCTCGGCAACTACAGTTACCGAAGTACTGGATATTGACTATGAATCGGATGTTATCTATTTAGAAAATTTCCCGATTAATTCGGTTACTAGCGTGACTGCTATTGACCCCGAAACAAATGATAGTACCGTATTTTTCCCAGTTAGTGCTTCAACGCAATACTCGGTGAATTTAGCTTATGGTAGTATCTCTAGAATTGATGGAGTTAATTGGCCACAAGGCCGCGCAGCAGTAACAGTTGTTTATTCCGTCGGTAGCGCACCAGTTTCTGTTCCAGCCGAGCTGAAGCAGGTCACAATTGATATTGTTACATATTATTTAAAGGAAGAGTGGAAAGAGTCTCGCAGCATGATGGGCGCATCAATGCGGAATGAACCAATCTACAGTTCTTCTACCAAATTCCCACCACACATACAACGCATTTTGGACCTTTATGGCACAGGGTGACCTACGAAGAACTCTTAATTCATTAGAAAAGCGAATAATTAAGTCTATGGAAAAGTCTTTTTCTGAAAATTTTCGTAAGCAAAGAGAGCTAGATACCCATATACTTACGTTAGACCCTACGCAGATTAAAAAAGAAATTCTTATTCAAATTCAAGAGTTACGTTTATCTACTGCCGAGCAAGAAAAGGCCGGGGATGTGCTGGGTCACTCCATCCGTAGAAGGGAAGGTTCTAGAATTAGAAGCCCTAAAGACGATCGTATTAAGGCCCGTAGAGATTCTGCAGCGGCAGTTCAGGCCTACGCAAATAAGGCCGTAGACCCTGCTTTAATAGCAAAAGTAGAACAGGCTGTAGCTAAAATTATGAGCACGGCCGAACGAGTTAGTTCTGTAGATAAAAAAACCAAAAGATCTTCGCAGATCACTCCGGGAATGAAATCGGCAAATCTAACCTATAAAGATAGTAGTTTAAAGTCTTCTGTAGTGCAGGGAGTAGGTTTAGAAGTTCAGTCGCTACCAGGTGGGGGTATTCAGCTAACTTTTACAAACGAATCCGGAAAAGCTAATATATTCGAAGCAATAAAACGCACAATAGTTACAGACGCAAAAAGAGCGGTCGGAGATATTTTAAAAGAATTATTTCCTACTCAGGACATAAAGGCGATACAAGATAGATTCTTCAATCTTGGGCACGTAACAGCGGTTTCCGCTATTAAACTGGGGCAGGGAATAGAGTGGGCTGACGATAGATTCAAAAGCAGAATTTCAAAATTTGCCAAGGATAATGCGGATGCAGCTAATGCAACCATGCAAATTAGAACTGAGCTATTAAGTCAATTTGATGATATACAAAGGTTTCCGTTTACTAAAAAAACGTTTAGAATTGGAGTAACACTAGAGTCCGAGGCTACAAACCTAACCGACTCCGACTACGAAAAGGCAATTCTAGAGGCCTGGAAATCGGCAATCCGTGATCAAAGAGACTTATTAGAAAAAAGCGCATTTTGGGCTAATCATCGAAGTTCTGATTCCTTTAATGAGGCAGCAACCAAGCTATTACTAGCATCTTCTTTGAAAGCAGCTGGCCAAAAAGTTCCTGCTAATTTACGAGTAGACTCTAAATCTTCTAAAGCCCAATCACAAAGTCGTATGAAGGCTCCACGAAAAAAGCCCAGTAAATTGATTTCAAGCCAGGGTCTGTCCGTAGCAAATTTGGCACTCCCAAAGCGAAGACAACAGGCTTCGCCTGTAAGTATGCAAAATCTTATCCCAATGCTCAACCAAAAGCTTCCAGAGCTAGTTAAACAAAACATGGGACAAGGTGGTAGATTACGCAATCGCACTGGACGCTTTGCAGAAAGTGTAGAGGTCCTTTCAGTTAGTGGCGATGGATTAAATGTTGGCTTTACTTATCAAACAGACCCATATGCGGTGTTTGAAGGCAGAGGAGCCAGAGACCCGCGAAGTCTTATCGATCTTTCTATTAGACAGGCAGCAGCAGGGATAATGAGTACTAAATTTAGTACAGGGAGAGTACGATGACGCAGCCTTATTCAAGTAGAAGAAGCCTCATTGTAGAGGCTTTAGTAGCCAAGCTTAAGCTTATTAATGGTACTGGAAATTATAGAACAGACCTTGGTAATAACGTTCATCCTCGTCTTTTATTTTGGGACGAAGTAAATGAATTTCCTGCAGTACATGTTTCAGCTGGAAATGAACAACGTGAATATCTCCCTGGAGGTGTACAAAATAGATTTTTGTCTGTAACAGTTAGATTCTACGTAAAAGCGGAAGATCCTGTTGCAGAAATAGAAAAGCTCCTAAATGATATTGAGTTTGTTATTGAAGAAAACGGCAGGCTGGCTTATCAAGATCATTTAGGTGCCCAAACTACCCGAGATATACTTATAAATAGTATAGACACAGACGAAGGGGTTCTTAGCCCCTTAGGTGTAGGAGAAATTCTACTCCAAGTGCGCTATTAAAAACCATCTAGTACGAACAAACGTTCATTCTAAGATGCTTTTCAAGATAGTAGGAGATTTTCAAGAATGGCTAATAACATTTACTTCGGCAGAGATACCAGAGTATTTATGGTGCAAGGAGCAAACGTATGGGAAATCCCCGTACTAAATGGCTTCAGTTTTGCACAAAACAGTAACACTTCCGAAGTCGCTCTAAATGAAATGAGCGATGCAGCCGGAACAAGTCGACGTGGACGTACAATGTTCACCGACTCGCAGGCTCCAGCAGATTGGAGCTTTGACACATATATCCGCCCAACAATTGCTTCAACTCTACACCGTTCGGTTGAAGAGCCACTATGGGCAAACTTTGTTGCTAATAACGCATACGCTGCGGGTGTATGGCTTGCAGACACCGTTAACCCAGTATCTACAACGTCTCAGGATATTGTATTCACTGGTTCGAACAAAACAGAGCTAGGCAAGTTTGACCTTGTATTCGTTGCGGGCGGTAACTCAACGGCTACTGCATTCAACACAGGTACCGGCTCTACGGCCGGAACTGCATACGGTGTTAAGATGTTCCGCGTATACGATGCTTCGATTAACGAAGTTTCGATCAATTTCGACATTGACGGTATCGCTATGCTTAGCTGGTCAGGTAATGGTGCTCGTCTTCGCGAGTACGGCCCATCCTTCTCGGTTGCATCCGCAATTCGTACAGGTATCGACCAAACAAACAACTTCATTCGTAACCGTCTGACACAGGCTACTGTTATTAGAAAGGACGCTGCTGGCGCAACTGTAAAAACTTACGGAATTACGCTAACTGGCGGTACAATTACTCTAAGCAATAACCTAACATACCTAACCCCAGAACTCCTAGGTGTTGTTAATACCCCACTTGGTCACATTACTGGTACGCGTTCAATCAGCGGTAACTTTACTTGCTACCTTGATTCTACTGCACTGGGAAGTTCGGAACTATGGGAAGATTTGTCGGAAGATACGACAGCTATCAGAAACTATTTCGATCTCACCTTCTATATTGGTGGTGCTTCTGGCACAGCCGATGTGGCTCGTGCTCCAGGTGTCGCAATTAGTATTCCTAGAGCTCACGTCTCTGTTCCATCAACAGATCTTGGAGACGTTATTTCCCTGAGTGTTGATTTCAATGCACTACCTTCAGATATGGGTACCGCAGACGAAATCGATCTAATTCGTTATATTGGGGTAGCGTAAATTTAGTCCTTGACTTTTAATGCGACAACCCGTATAATATAACTAAGAATTGGGGAGGTCAATTTGACCTCCCCTTTTTCATAAGAGGTATTCATGACTGCATATAGTTTTAAACGTAATTGTAAGGTATATTTAGTTAGCGGAAGCTCTAGGTGGAAAATCGAAGTATATCCTGATTTAAATTTCTCTCAGACATTCGATGAAAAGGCGAACAAAGTAAAGACTTTGCACGACCAGAATGCATTGTTTGAAGAAGCGACAATCAACAAGTTTAACCCGGCAAATTTCAACTTCACTGTACTATTAGTGAAAGGGAATGACTTCAATATTATTGGAGACTGGCTAAGCAGTGCGCTAGATACATACGATATTTATGTAGATACAGACGCGGATATATTCAAACTTGAAAAAGCTGTACTAACTAATGGGGTCTTTCAGATTCAGAAAGATCAGTTGGTCACAGTATCGGTAAGTGGAGAAGCCAGAAAGCTGACGCGCTTTGTTGGTGCTATCCCAGGAACACTACAATCAAGAGATGCTACATTAACTCCGATTATTGTACGCTCGATGCAAATCGAACTTGATTCCGTAGTGCTACCACACATTTCAGGAGTATCATTCGAACTTAGTAATAAGATTGAGTGGGTTGGATATGAAGATATTCATAAATCATTGTATGTTACCAGCGCCTCGGACTCACAGAGTCCCGAGGCTTTTGTCGTTAATGCAAAGACACTATCTGGAACTATTCAGCAATACTTGACTGAAACCACTAACACCCGGCTACAGACGTGGTCGACTAATTCTACATTACGTGTTCGAGTTGGTGATGGTGCGAGTTACTACATAGACCTCAACATCCCCTCAGCGGTGTTTACGAATAGGTTAAATGTTGAGGATGTATTTCTACAAACGTACGACTTCAGAATGACACATAGTCCAGTTTCTGTCGCTACAATTTTAAATTATAATCTATAGGAGTTAATATGAGTTTACTAAAAGGCCTTATGGTCGACACAAAATCAGCATGGGTAGAGTATCCCGGTCTACGTGGCTTCGAAGTCGAGATCGCAAACATTCCCCGCGCACAACTAATTAAGCTACGTAAGGCTTGTACAATTAGCAAGTTTGACCGTAAGACAAAGCAGCCAGTAGAGAGCCTAGATGAAGAAAAGTACGTCTCCGAGTTCACGAAGGCCGCAATCAAAGGATGGAAAGGGCTAACACTAGGTAAGCTAGAGCAGCTAGTCCTTATTGATATTGGAAGCAAGTCTCCTGATACAAACGTTCCATTTACAATGGAAGATGCTGAACTACTAGTTGCTAACTCGGGCGATTTCGATAGCTGGCTGACCGATGCGGTCTTCGATCTAGAGAATTTTCGTACAGAGCCAACTGGAGGAGCTGTGGACACGGCTGGAAAGGTGGCAAGCTAATAGCGAAGGTAAAATGACTAGAGAGGCGTATTTCACCATGTGTGAGCAGCTTGAAAAAGAGCCTGACCCAGATGAAATACCGCCTGATCTAGAAGACTTCCCAGAAGAAGTTCAACAGGCTATAATTACTTTCGGAAAGCTTGGTGATAGGATCGTTGCCGATATCGGATATTTAGGGAAGGACTATACGTCTCTATCCCTTCATATGGACTTACTAAACTTAGACAACCGAAGTATATTTGTTGAAACAATACTCAGACTCGATGAGCGACTAATTACTAAGTCAGCTGAGAGTATGAAAAGAGAGCGAGATAAGCTTAAGAGAAAATAAAGATGTTAAAGGGCCTTATTGAAGTAGCAGTTAAAGCAGTTGGTGCTGGAAAGGCCAAGGGCGATCTTGATGCTATGGGTAAAAGCGCCCAGAATGTTGGGAAGTCGCACAATGCTGCGCGCGATGCTGCAGAAGCACACTATGCTGTTCAAGCAAAGGGTGTGATCGGCACTGCCAACTCTACAAAAAGTTTCTCTAAGCTTGCACGTACAATGGGCGAGGGTGGCGGTATCGTTGGTGCTTATGCTACTCTCGCCGCTAACGTATTCGCCGTCACCGCGGCATTTAACGCACTCAAGGGTGCTGCGCAGGTTGAGCAAATCACGCGCGGTCTTGAGGTTCTAGGTAACCGTGGTGGTCAAACACTAGGAATTGTTGCTTCACAACTAAGAGATATTACTGCAGGTGCTATTAGCACAGAACAAGCGCTGCGTTCTACTGCGCAAATTTCATCCGCGGGATTCAAAAGTGACGCTGTACTAAGAATTGGTAAGCTGGCATCTGACGTTTCGCTCGCGCTGGGTCGAGATATGACTGATTCTATGGATCGTCTAACTCGTGGTATCATCAAGCTTGAGCCAGAACTTCTGGACGAACTTGGCCTAATGACACGTCTCGGTGAAGCCAGCTCGGCATATGCTTTACAACTGGGTAAGCCGGTATCGGCGCTGACTACTCTTGAAAAGCGTCAAGGCTTCATGAACGCAATCATGGCTGAAGGTGAGCTTAAGTTTGGTGGAGTTTCTGATGCGGCGGGTAACCTAAAGAATTATGATAAGTTAGCTGCAACATTTGCTGATTTAACAAAGACTGTATTTAGTTTTATTAACGCAATTGGTGGGTTAAGCATCGCTGGGTTTTTCGCGGATAACATGGCTGTGCTTGGCGGTGCGGCTGTACTGTTTCTATCTACTTTAAAAAACCAACTGTTACCTGGAATTCTTAGTATTACCGCTACTGCGACTAAAGCTACGGCGGCGGCGCGCGAAACTGCGCTAAAAGAAAATACTGATATTTCCAAAGCCCACGCTAGCCTTGGCTCAAACCCAGCATTCTTAAAGCCTTTAGCAGATGCGGGCTTTGAAAATGCGGGGCCACAACTATACGCAAAAGCCGTTGATGAAGCAAAAAGAGCAATATTAGAAGAAGAGGCTGCTGAGAAGAGTGTTCAAGGCACTACAAAAAAAGCTATGGCTCAACGTGCAGAACACGCACAAAAAGTAAGGGATTACAAAGAAGCGCTAACTGAAGTTTATCAGTCACAAATTGCCAACGCAGCACTATCAAAAGCCGAAAATGCACAAGCAGCAGTTACAGCAGCTTCCAACCTTAGTATAACCGGGACTATACGTGGTATCTCTGCAAGTATGGCTGCTTATAGAGCAGAGTTGCAGCTTACTCATGTTGCTGCCGGCGGACTAGGTAAAGCTAATACATTATTAGCGGTTTCACTGCACGGTGTAAAAATAGCCGCACAGGCTGCTGGTGCGGCTTTGCTTAGTGCTATGAGTTGGATAGGTATTGCCTTCGCAGTAATTGGCGGGGCAATCGCTGTTTTCAAAGCACTACAGTCTGAAGAAAAGAAGCTGGAAAGTAAGAAAGCAAAAGAGCTAGCAGAAGTTTACGGACAACTAGGCGATAAATTAAAAGAATTAGAAAAAATTAATAAGAGTGCTGCATCTGCTTACGCAGTTACTATATCAGCTTTGACTTTAGAGAGCAATGCTGTTATTGAGTTGGCTGCTAAGTATCAAGAATTGCAAGATGCAAAAGACAAAAATGGTGGTCCGTCGGCAAGAACAGCTACAGGCGGACGCGCTAATAGTGTCGCCAGATGGTGGGATCCTGCAATTGACTTAGCGCTAAACGGCACAGGACCTGCAGGTCTTAGACGTGCTGCGGAGTCGATTCAAAGCAATCGTACACAAATTAGAAGAGGCTCGGCTGCATTAACCATGACAGACGATGCTGGAGTTGCTCAAGGGTTAGATAGCATAAGTCAACTTTCACCTGAAAGATTTGATGCAATTAGACTATCTTGGGCTAACATGAGCAAAGAAATGCAGAGTAAGGAAGTTAATAAATCCTTGCAAGCAATAGCAGCTGAAGCTCAGAGAGTTTCGGATGTAATTGCTTCTTTCCCGGCGACTAATAAGGCTGCTTCCGATAGCTTTATTGCTTTGATTAAAAACGCAACCCCAACAACCGCATTCGACGCTCCGCTCAAGTCTCTGTCTAGTTTTATCAATGATTATGTCAAACTACTAGCGTTAGAAGGCGCTTCGGAAGAGCAGAAATCCGCACTAATTGGAGGAATAGAATCAGGGTTATCGGCCCAGCTGAGTTTAAAAACGCAGACATACATTCAAGATGTACAAACAGTCGCTAACCTAGAACAACAGGTAAATAGTGGCAAGGCCTTGAATCAAGTCCAGTACGAAGCCCTCTCATTAGCTCAACAAAGAATTGCAGTTTCTGACGTTGGTAGAGAAGGCGTACTACGCGAGCTTATGCTTTTACAGCAAAAAACAGCAGAAGCGCAAGCAGAAATTATAATCGCTAAGTCAAGAAATGACCTGTTATCCGCAAGAATAGCTGAAGAAAAGACTGCTAATTCTGTAACCTTAGAAGGATTACAGAAAGAAATGGATATGCAAAACGAGATCGTTGCAAACGAAGTTCGTATGCTGGAAATAGAAAAGCAGAAGTTATCCGCACAGCTGGCAACCAACGAGGCAAAAGTTGCACAGATGAGAGCAGACTTAGCAAAGTTTGACTTAGAGACCGAAAGCTTAACTTTAGCCAAAGCTATGACCGACGAGTTACATAAACAAGAATTAGCAGTGTCTAATATGATACAGGCACAAGCCGATTTTCAAGCTATTGCCAATCCAACTCAATACCAATCATACGCTCAAGAGTTATTTAATCGAAATGAAGCAAGACGCCCTGCAATAACATTATCTGCAGAGGCTCAAAGACAAGTCGAAGAAGAATACTCTAAAATGATCGAAGCTAGGGCTGCTAGCAGAAGTGCAAGTAAGTTAGCTATAGATGCTGCCATTGCAGAAAACAGAACTCTGTTGTTAGGTGTAGATGCGTTAAACTCGCAAATAAGTGCAACTCAATTAAAGTCATTGAGTGCTATCGAACAAGCACTAGCACTTCAAGAAAGAGCTCTACAGATAAATAGAGGACGAGAAGCTCAAGAACGAGAAATCGCGAAAAGTTATAGACTTCAAGTAAGTTTACAACAACGTAGTAATAATCTCCTAAACAATAGATCTGCTCTTGAAACTAATCTTGCTTCTATACGAGAAGCTGCGGTTGAAGAATTGGACACTATTAAAGCTCAGATTAAAAAAGAGCGTGAAGACATTGTACTTGCTCGCAATCGCGGCGCAAATACTGATGATGCTAGAATTAGAGACGCAAACACGGCTCATTGGAATATTGAAGAAGGTATTCTAGATCGTCGTGAACAATCTGCATTGGCCGTACACGCTGCTCAGTTACAGCTTAACCAACTTCAAGCCGTTTATTTTGATAGTCAAATTAAAGGCGTAGAAATGCAACAAAACGTTGTATCTATGCTTGAAAAACAAGCATCGGTTAGAGCAGAAATGAATGCCTCTGCACAAACATTAGCTCAAGCAGAAGAACGTTTAGCTAGACGTAGAAGTGGTTATGGGGCTGAAACAAGGGAAGGAAGAAGAGCTTCCGAAATTAGTGTAGCACTGGATTCATTAAAGATAGCCGATCGCGAATATGACTTAAAACTGCTTCAGATCGATATGGAATATGATCTTCTTGATGCTAGAACCAAGCTCTTGCGCGAAGAGACTAGAGTTCATCTTACTAACGCACGAGCAGCTAATACTGATGGCGTTTTAGACACTCAAATTGCCCAACTAGAAACCGTTGTTAATGGTTTAGGAGGTGTTCTAGATAACTCAGCACGAACTAGAGCGTCGGCACGAGCTACTGCCGGTAATATCCGCGATAGTGCACGAGCAAATCTAGAAACGGCCTTGACTCCAGAAGGGACCAGAAATGCTACTGGTTATGATAGAAATAGACTGAGAGGGGTGCAGGCCTCTGCTGAACAATATCTCGGTAATAGAATAGAAGCTCAAACTACTCAATATGTTCGTGGTACGGCTGCGGTAATTAATCTAACCACCGCTATAGAAGATCTACGACGTAACCCAGAGTTAGTAAGTGTAAATTCAGAGCCGGGTCAGCGTGTTAGCACGCCTCGTTCTGTTACACGCAGCGCCTCTAACGAGGCTTTAGCACTTGGTAGAGAAATTAATAGTAGACGTGGATTCCGTGCAGACGAACACCCACAACTTGGAGGTGTAAGTCCTACAGCTCACGTTCGCAACTCATACCATAATACTGGACGCGCGTTAGATATTAACTACGCGGGCCCGGATGAGCGTGCTCAATTAGATAGATTAGCGGTTGAACTGCGTAGACGCTATGGTGATTCTGTAAGAGTTCTGTGGAGAACTACAGGTCATATGGGGCATCTACACATACAGTTCTTACGAGATAGCTATGGAAGTATGGTTAACTCGTTTGAAAGCGTCGTAAGTTCCGCAGGTGCTAGAGTTGAGGCTGCTGCTGAAACGATCGAAACAGCCGCAGCTATAGAAACCCCAACTGGTTTAGTACAGACTCTTAGCAATCCAGGTAACTCAGGTCTACGTGATCTAACCACAAGAACAGATTCTGCTGTGCCTGCCGCTACTATTGCCCCCATGGGGGTTACTGAAGCGCTTCAAGACCTTCCAGGACACCTAAGCCCCCTTATGGATATGTTTGGTGAACTAGGCCCAGAAGGCCAAGCTATTACAAATGCTATTGCCGGTATCGGTTTAGTAGGCGATAAATTAGCAGAAGTTACAAATTTAATGAAAACAGCCCCTAATGATAAAGCGGGAATTTTCTCAGCAATGGCCGATACCGCCGTGGCTGGTCTAGGAGTGTTAAGAAGTGCACTAGAGGCTACAAGTCAAGCAAAAATAGCAAGCATTGATCGCGAAATTGCCGCCGAGCAAAAGCGTGATGGTAAATCTGCCGACAGTGTAGCAAAAATAGCTGCGCTTGAAAAGAAAAAAGAAGCCACTGCAAGAAAGGCCTTTGAAGTTAATAAGAAGCTTCAAATTGCCCAGGCTGTAATTTCTACTGCTTCTGCTGTTATGCAAACATATGCTAACTCGGGAGGAGCCCCATGGGCTATTCCATTGGCGGCTATGGTTGCTGCGGTTGGTGCGGCTCAAATCGCAATGATTGCAGGTACATCTTATCAAGGTGGTGCGGCATCTACAGCCTCCGTATCTACGCCAAGTACCCTATCCATAGGCAAACGAGGCGACTCCGTTGATCTGGCAAAGAATAACCCCAATGCCGGCGGAGAAATCGGATACCTAAGAGGTGCACGTGGGCGTGGTACAAGTTCTGCCAACTATTCTCTAATTGGTTCTGCCTATGGTGGAGCTATGCCAAGAGGATACGGCAACACTGCCTTCGTAGTTGGAGAGCACGGTCCGGAAACTATTACTCCAGAAACTCCGATTACTGTTAGACCAACTAACGATAACGCAGACGGGCAGCGTGCGCTTCCACCAGTTAATATCAACATTCAAGCACTTGATGCAAAGGGTGTTGAAGAAATA